CTGCCGTAACGGCCAAACGCAACGAACTCTATACGCACAACGACGCAGACAGGATCCCAGCATGAAGGCCATCGCCCTAGACGATCTGGACTGGACGGCCGATGCCCTCGAGGCGCTCCAGAAAGTAGCCGCGCTTGGCCGCCCATTCGACGCATTCACGTTGACCGAGGTTGCAGACCTGCGCGATCCCCCCTCACCAGCCATGTGGGGCACGGTGTTCCGCCAGGCTAATGACGCCGGTCTGATCAAGGTTGTCGGGTTCCACCGTTCCCGGCGCCCTGGCCGTTCCGGTGGGGCCTGCAGGGTTTGGCAGGTGGCGGCATGAGCCGGTCATATTTCAACTCAGAGCCGGGGAAGTGGCGCATGTTCTGCGACGTCTGCTTCGACCACGACGACGCCACGTTCGACTCAGCACCACCGCTCCTGCCGTTTCATCAGGCCGGGTGGTTCATCGGGCAGCGTGTGGACGCCTGCCTGAAGTGCGTCACCGATGGACGCCTGCCGGCGGATGAGCCTAACCGGGTTGTCCTCGCGGCTGCTGACGAGGTGACGGCATGATTCGGATCTATCAGTGTAAGGAGCCGTGCTGCATGATCTCTCCCCCGTCCAAGCGGTTTTGGTATGCGGAGTACGACGCCGCCGTGGTGGCGCAGGAGACGTCCCGTATGGCCGCGCTCCAGTCGGCGGCCGATCACATCATGTCCCTGCCGCAGGAGGTGACGGCATGAGCCCGGTAAGAGTGCAGCGGAAGCGGACTAAGGGATGGCGGATGCCCGAGGGCGCCATCTACGTCGGGCGCGGTTCGAAGTGGGGCAACCCATACCGGATCGGGGACGCTCAGTTGCGGTTCCCGCGGGTGGACGGGACGGAGTCCTGGCAGTTCGAGGGCCGGTTGCATAAGACCTCCGAGGAGAAGCACGCCTTCCACCACGGCGGCGACTACACACTGAACGCCCATGGTGACAGGGTCTACAAGATCACCTGGCACGATGTCCGTGACGCCACCCGCGAAGAGTGCGTGACTCTGTTCCGTGAGTACGTGACCGGCGAACTGGACATGCTCGAATACCGGCACAAGTCCCGCGGGGATGAGATCCGTACCGAGCTCGCTGGCAAGGACTTGGCGTGCTGGTGCCCGCTGGATAAGCCGTGCCACGCGGACGTGCTGCTGGAGATCGCCAACGAGGTGCAGTCATGAGCCGGGATGGGGATGCCACTGTCGCCCAGGTAGCGGATTACCTCGCGCACCATCCGGAGACGATCCGGATCATGGCCCGATCCGGTGACTTCCCGAACGCGTACAAGGCCGGCAGCGGGAAACGGAACTCTCCGCTCAGGATTCCGTGGAAGGACGTGGACCGTTACCGGGCCCTGCAGCCGAGGGCAAGCGCATGAACGAGGACCTGCATGCAGCGGTGCTGCACAAGATCACTGATGTTGTGGAGTCTGAGGATTTCCTCGCCCAGGTCGCTGACGCCGCGGTCGCAGCTGTTCTTGAGGCCGGCTATTTCAAGGCTGCCGGTGTCGAGTATGTGGTGCGTCAGGGTGACCGGGTGGTTGAGACGGGGTTCAACACTGATGGGCAGGCCCGGGCGTGGGCTGACCAGCATTTGGGGAACGTCGCGTATGAGGTTCAGTTCCGCCGTGTGGGTGTGCTGGAGCCGACAGAACCACCCGTTTAGGCAGTTCCCTAGTTCCCACTTGTATTCCCTACTGTTCCCTAGTAGGCTCATCTTGTAAGCAAAAAAGGAAGGCCCCGATGCCACGGGACCTTCCACAAGCCATCACACACCGACAAAGGAAAAGCAATGACTCACAGCCAGTCTAACGCGGAGTACCTGTTCGACAAGGCCACCGCCGCCCACATCATCTACGCAGAGGTCCGCCACTTCGTCGCCGAGGAATCCCTCCACGGCCGAACCGAGGAAGAGGTCCGCACCCTCACCCGGGCCATCGCCTACCGCATCGACCAGGACCTCCACTGGGCCGACATCGATGAACTGATCGACCAGATCAAACACCTCCAAGCGATCGCCGCCGGCACCGACGACGAGGTCCACCTCAACGAACAGCGGACCCTTGATAACCGGGCGTACCTGATCGGCCGGTACTTCCCCTACCTGCGGTCCACGATCGACGGCCTTGTCCGCCACATCAAGCCCCGTTACGAGCTGGCAGCATGAGGGTCACGATCAGCCACCCGAGCAGGATGGTTGTCGTGCCCAAGCACGTCATCGGGGACCGCGTGATGGTCAACGTTGACGAGGGCGACCTCGACGACGCTGCCGTAACCCTGTGGGTCAAGCCCGAGGTAGCCGCGCAGTGGATCGAAGCGCTCACCCCGCTCGCCGCGCAGGTGAAGGCATGACCGCCCGGCAGATCCGGATCCGCACAGGGGTCCGCTTCACCGCACTCACCACGGCGATGCTCCTCGGCTACGTCCTGCTCCACTTAATGGCTGCGGCCCCGTTCCTGGTGGCCGGACTGTGAGCGCCGTCCTGAGCCCCTGTTACTGCGGCCGGCTCTACCAGTGCGATGACTGCGGCGGCGACGTCTGCAACTGCACCTGTGAGCGTGACGGCGCCCCTCAGACCCAGGCCGAAGTAACCGCCGGATACGTGAACCCTTCCACTGCCCGCCTCGAAGCGTGGGCCAACAAGCAGGAGCTGACCCGATGAGCTGGGAACCACAGGACGACCGGCCCGAAGGCCAGTGGATCGTGTACGGCGAAACCGGTGAAGTGATCGGCGCCTACGGCCTGGACGAGTACGCCGCCAAGGAAGCCGCCCGCGCCTGCGGCGGCCGTGACCTTGGCATCACAGCAACCTTTGTGGAGATGACCCGATGAGCACCGAAAAGACGACCGGCCTCGCCCGGCTCCGCGAGCCGTTCGAACCGAACCAGATCAACAAACTCCCCAAGCCCTACAAGGCTGACTCCCCGCGCTCGAACTGCCGGGAGTGCGGCGGCTACCACGGGATGCCTGCCGTGCACCTGGACTACGTCGGCCACGCGGCCCTCACGGACCGTCTCCTCGAGGTGGACCCGGAATGGTCGTGGGAGCCCATGGCAGTGGGCCAGGACGGGCTCCCGGCGTTCGACAAGGACGGAGGGCTGTGGATCAAGCTCCGCATCTGCGGCGTGACCCGGTTGGGCTACGGGGACGCGCAGGGCAAGCGCGGCGGGAACGCCGTGAAGGAAGCCATCGGCGACGCACTCCGCAACGCCGGCATGCGCTTCGGTGCAGCGCTGGACCTGTGGCACAAGGGCGACCTGCACGACGCCGAGGACGACAAGGGCCGCGAGGACACTCCCCCGGCCCGCCCCGCAGCGGCCGGTGACGCCGGAGCGCAGGCACTCGCTGCCCGTCGGCACGAACAGCCGAACTGGGACGAACTCCTCAAGGGTGCCAGGAACAACCGCGACATGCTCCTCGACCTCCTCACGAAGGCGCAGAACATGAACGCACCACAGGCAGTAATCGACGGAATCAAAGCCGCAGGCAAGGCCCTGCAGGAACGGAGCGTGACGGTATGAGCATCAAGACTGACAACCTGCGTATTGCCCTGATCAAGACTTTCGCTGACGCCCTCGCGGACTTCATGAAGGACGCCCGCGCCGACCACCTGGAGCAGCTGCTCGAGAAGTTCAACGATGAGGGCACCAAGTCTTTCGCGGTGACGTTGCCGGACGGGACGAAGGTCGGCAACATCACCCTCCCGGAGGGCAAGCCGGCGGACCAGACGTTCGATGAGGCTGCCTTGTTTGAGTGGGCTGAGGCGCAGGGTGGGATCGACGTGGAAGTCATACCGGCCACCAAGAAGCGCGAGGTGAAGCGGGTCCGCCCGTCCTGGCTGGCCGAGAAGGTCAAGAACGCCATCGAGGGCGACGACGGGGAACTCATCGACGTCGAAACCGGCGAGGCCATCCCGGGCATCAAGCGCGTCCCGGGTAAGGCCCCGTCCTCGTTCACCATCACTTATGCCAAGGACGGCCGGGAGAAGATCGCGATGGCTTACCGCCGTGGCCTCCTCAACGACCTCGCCGCCGGCTCCGCACTCCCCCAGATCGAACCGGCACGACAGGACGCCGCCGCGTGAGCTCCGTCGGGTACGTGGTGGTCGAGTTCAACCAGGCATCCGGGCAGCCCACCATCGACGGCTATTTCTCTGATGACCGTGATGACATCGAGGACGTCGTTGAACAGCGCCGGCAGATGGCGTTCACCATCGGACGCCGGGAGCGCTACGCAGTCGGCACTGTCACGGTCGAGGAGGACGAGTGAACACTCCCACGACGAACGATGTCGTCAAGCAGCTCGCGCAGCTCGGCCGCGACCTCGACACCAAGCAGGAGGAGATCCGCCGCTTGGACGAGGACGCGGTCCGGGCGCGGGCCCGCTATGAGGTGACGTTCGCCCGCAACTTCCTAAAGGCTGAGGGGAACCTCGATGTCCGGAAGTACACGGCGGTGCTGGAGTCGGCGGAGTTGAAGCTGGACGCGGAGATCGCGGACCAGGTCCTCCGGGCGGCCCGGGAATCCATCCGTGTCCTGCGGGACCGGTTGGACATCGGCCGCTCCCTGAACTCCGCGATCCGGTCCGAGTGGTCCGCACAAGGCGCGGCACAAGGACTGGCCGCGTGAACGGGTTCAGCAAGGCCCAGAAGATCGCGATCTCCGCCAGGGACCTCGGCTGCGTCGTACACGGCGCCGGCGGGGAATGCGTCGGCGACCTGATCCATCACCACCGCAAAGGCCGCGGGCATGGCGGGGTGAAGTCCCGGAACCGTGTCGCGAACGGGCTGCTTGTCTGTGCCCGCTGGAATGATCTGGTCGAGGCCATGCCGGACCTCGCCACCCAGGCCCGCAAGAACGGATGGAAACTCCGAACAGACTTTGAGATCGACACCCTCCCGGTGTGGATCCCCAAGATCGGCCGGTTCGTCTACCTCAACGACGAAGGCCAGTACCTCGATATGTCACACAACATCATCACTAGTCAGGAAGCAGCGTAAACACTATGGCAGGCGAAACCACGATTACCGTCATCGGGAATCTCACGAATGACCCGGAGCTCCGCTTCACCCCGTCCGGTTCGGCGGTGGCGAACTTCACCATCGCGTCCACCCCGCGGACATTCGACCGCAACAGCAATGAGTGGAAAGACGGCGAGACCCTGTTCCTCCGCGCCTCGGTCTGGAAGGAAGCAGCGGAGAACGTCGCTGAGTCCCTCACCAAGGGTATGCGCGTCATCGTCTCCGGCCGCCTCAAGTCCCGCAGCTACGAGACAAAGGAAGGCGAGAAGCGAACCGTCATCGAGCTGGAGGTCGACGAGATCGGGCCCAGCCTCCGGTACGCGAACGCCAAGGTGAACCGCACCCAGCGCTCCGGCAACGGCGGCAATGGTGGCGGAGGCTTCGGCGGCAACAGCCAGGCATCCGGCGGCGAGTGGGGCGGCCAGCAGGCAGAACCGGCCAACGCCGGCGCATCCACCGGCGGCAGCTGGGGCAACGGTCCCGACCAGGAACCTCCCTTTTAGGCCTGAATAACACGAACCTTCGGGGCCCGTTGAGCATCAGCTCGGCGGACCCCTTTCGTGTGCCCCCAGGCGAGTACTGGGCTAGGTATCCCTAGCGAAAACTAGAGTACAAAATCAGCGTGTCGCACGTATTACATGGGTAACTCTAGGGAACATTGGAGTACACTTGTACCTGTAAGCAAACAAGAAAAGACCCGCCCGGCGTCCTACCGCCTGACGGGTCTGCGATCCAACTAAGGAACTGTTCTACATGAACGATAACGGTAATTCCGTCGTGCCCGCAATAGCAGAGGCTCAAGATTCGCTCACGATTCTGCGTGAGGTGTCTCACCTCTACGAAACACTCAAGCACCTCCGCAAGCGCGCAGCCCGCGTCGCACAGCGTGACGGCGCCACCTACAAGCTCCTCGGCGAAGCCCTGGGCGTCAACCGCACCAGCGCCTACAACCTCGTCAACAAGGACGCAGCATGAGCGGCCTCACCGTCTCCGACTTCTTCTGCGGCGCCGGCGGATCCAGCTCCGGCATCATGCAGGTCCCAGGCCTCCACGTGAAGCTAGCCCTGAACCACTGGGAACGCGCCATCGAAACCCACGGGTACAACCACCCAGATACCGACCATGCGTGCGCGGACATCGCGCACATCCGGCCGGAGTTCACCCCCCGCACCAACCTGCTCTGGGCCTCCCCGGAATGCACGAACTTCACCGTCGCCAAAGGTGTGAAGCGGGAGCAGTGGGACGGGCAGGACTCCCTGTTCATGGACGGACTGCCGGATGAGGCGGCGCAGCGGTCCCGCGCCACCATGTACGACGTGCCCCGGTTCGCCGAAGTCCACCAGTACGAAGCGATCATGACCGAGAACGTCGTCGAGGTCACCGCGTGGAAGCCGTTCCGCGGCTGGCTGCAGTCCATGGGCGACCTCGGCTATGAGCACAAGATCATCAGCCTCAACTCCATGCACGCCCAGGCTTTCGGCGAAGGCGCCCCGCAGTCACGGGACCGCGTCTACATCGTGTTCTGGCGCAAAGGCAACAAGGCCCCGGACTTCGAACGGCTCCGCCCGATGGCCGAGTGCGAGACGCACGGCAGGGTTCGGTGCATCCAGGCGTTCAAGGACCCGTCGAAGATCGTCGGGAAGTACCGCCAGCAGTACCACTACCGATGCCCGAACACCTCGTGCCGGAACGCGATCCTCGAGCCGACTGTGAAGCCGGCGTCGGATGCGATCGACTGGACGATCAAGGGCGCCCGCATCGGCGACCGGAAGAAACCCCTCGCGGCCGCCACCATGCGGCAGATCGTCGAGGGCCTGAACCGCTACCCGAACGCGGCCAGCATCCTCACACAGTTCTACGGCTCCCCATCACCGAAGCCGACCACGGACCCCTACAGCACGTTCACCACCAGGGACCGGCACGGCCTCGTCGTCACGCTACGGTCCAACGCCGTAGCCACCCCGGCCAGTGAGAAGCCGTTCACCACGATCACCGCCGGCGGCAACCACCACGGGCTCATGACCTACACCGAGCAGGACGTCGCCGACGTCGCGTTCCGGATGATCCAGCCGCACGAACAGATGTGGGGCATGGACTTCCCCAAGGACTACACGATCCTCGGCACCATGAAAGAGCGGACCATGCAGGCCGGGAACGCGGTCACTCCCCCGGCTGCACGTGACCTTGCCAGCATCGTCGCTGACTCGCTGGAGGTGGCGGCATGAGGCGCGGCATTCCCGTGAGCCAGGAGGTGCTGGACAGGGTAGGCGCTCTGCTGGCGGACGGAGCTTCACAGCGCGAAGTTACCCGCACGACAGGGCTGTCCCGCATGACGATCAGGAAGTACTTCCCCGGGCAGGGCTGGACCTTCAAGGAAGGCGGCGACTTCCGCGCCATGACCAAGACTGCTGAGGCCAGGATCGCGAGGGCGGCAGCATGAGCTACCAGTACAAGGGCAAGTTCCATGACGTCGACCCGCGGCTGGACATCGCAGGGCCTGAACCCGTCACGTACCCGAACTGCGGCACGGACGCCGGATACCGCCGGCACCTCAAGGAAGGCACGCTCTCGTGCCAGCCGTGCCGTGACCGGCATGCCTCGTACACCCGGGCTTACCGGGAGCGTCTGAAATCGGTTCCGGCCCGGGTGCCGGGATTTGATCCGTCGAAGTGCGGTACGTACGCGGGGTATGCCAGGCATCAGCGTGCGGCGGATCCGGCCTGTGACGCTTGCTTGACGGCCTATGCCGATTACATGGCCGGGTATCGGGCTGCACGGAAGGCGGCCGCGTGATGCCGGGCTATCAGTATCGCGGGAACAACTTCGCGGTTGTGGACGAGATCAAGCTCCCCAACGGGGTGTTCGACCCTTCAAGGTGTGGGACGTACGCGAACTACCGTCAGCACACCCGCTATCAGGTGCCGATGTGTGATGCGTGCCGGCAGGCTTACAACGCCTACGAGCGGGACCTCGCGGCCAGGAAGCGCGCCCTCCGGGAGGTGGCTGCCTGATGCCTTGGTTCAAAGTCGACGACGGGTTCCACGGACACCCGAAGGTTGTCGAGCTCTCCCTCGAATCGGTAGGCGTGTGGACCCTGGCCGGTTCTTGGTGCGCCGCGTACCTCACGGACGGGGAGATCGGCCTCAAGTCCATCCAGCGCCTCGGAGGAGGGCAGGAGCAGGCCGACGAGCTTGTGTACGCCGGGCTGTGGCTTGAGCCGCTCCCGGGGATCTACCAGTTCAAGGACTGGGACGACTACCAGCCACTCAAATCAGCCGTGGAAGCGGAGCGGGAAGAGGCGCGGGAGCGGATGCGTCAGGTCCGGGCGAAGAAGAAGGGCACCGCGGATGTTCAGGCGAACGTTCAGCCGAACAACACCGGAACGTTCGAGGGAACTTCGGAAGAAGTTCGCCTTACCCCGACCCATCCCATCCCGTCCCTTCCCATAAGTACTACTCCCCCGCCTGACGGCGCGGCCGAGTTCGACGAGTGGTACGCCGCCTATCCGCGGAAAACGGACAAGGGCCACGCCCGGACAGCATTCAAAACGGCCCGGAAGAAAGCCAGCCAGGACGTCCTCATGGCAGCGGTCCGCCGGTTCGCTGCCGAGTCCAAGGGCACCGAGGCCAAGTTCCTCGCCTACCCCGCTACCTGGTTGAACGGGGAGCGCTGGGAGGACGAAACACCACAGCAGACAGTGATCACGGGCCCATGGTCCAAGGACTTCCACAAGAACGGAACACACTCATGAGCAAGGCAACACACCCCAAGTGCGGCAAGACCTTCCCCGGCGGCGACAGTGCGGGCCATTGCGCCGTGTGCTGTGAGACGTTCATCGGCCTCGCCACCTATGACGCGCACCTGACCCGGGATGAGTCCGGCACCTACCTGCACCTGGACCCGGCCACCGCCGATGCCACGGCCAAGTGGTGGCTTGACGATCGCGGGTACTGGCACAAGGGAAACCGGCTCACCGCGGAGCAGAAGGCGACCATGTTCGGGGCTGCAGCATGAACGAGATGATGGCACCCCCGCAGGACGATGACGCGGAACGCTCCACCCTCGGGGCGCTCATGCTGTCCCGTGAAGTCTTTCAGGACGTCACGGACTTGGTCACTGGCCCGGACTTTTACCGGCCGGCGCACGAGACGATCTACCGGACGATCCTGGAGATCCACACCAAGGGTGAACCGGTCGACGCTGTGACCGTATCAGGAGCGCTCAGGAGCGCAGGGGACCTCGAAAGGGTCGGTGGTGTCGAATACGTCCACGGGCTCGCTGAGGGGTGCCACGCACCGTCTGCCGGAGGGCATTACGCGGCGATCATGGCGAAGGCTGCTGTCCGACGCAGGCTGGCGACGGCCGGCGGGAAGATCGCGATGATGGCGCACCAGCCCGGGGACGAGGGTGAACTCGTTGAACTTGCCCGCAAAGCCGTCGACTCCACATCGAAGGCCACGACGTCGACGGTCCGGTCCTTCGGGGAAACCATCGATACGATGCTGGACCAGTTGGACGAGAAACCGGACTACATCCCGACACCTTGGAACGCGGTGAATGAGATCATCGGCGGCCTGCGTCCGGGCGGGCTCTATGTGGTCGGTGCCCGCCCGTCCGTGGGGAAGTCCGTTGTGGCGTTGCAGCTGGCCAAGGCCATGACGGCGAAGGGTTCGGTGGCGTTCTCCTCCCTCGAAATGAGTGAGTCCGATGTGCAGATGCGGGCGGTGTCCGCGGATCTGCGGATCAACTTGAAGAACCTGATCGAGCGGGACCTGACGGCCGGGGACTGGGATAAGATCCGGACCCGACGTGCCGCCTGGCAGGACGTGCCGTTGTTCGTGGATGACAACTCCGGGGTGACGATCACGGACATCAAACGGTTCGCCCGGTCCGTGAACCGCCGCAGACCCCTGGCCGGCCTCGTGGTGGATTACCTGCAGCTCATGTCTCAGCCGCCCGGGGACAGCCGGCCCCGGCACGAGTTCGTCTCGGACATGTCCCGGCAGCTCAAGATCCTGGCGATGGACATGAAGATCCCGGTGATCGCGCTCTCCCAGCTCAACCGTGGGTCGACGCAGCGGGAGGACAAGATGCCGACGATCTCGGACCTTCGGGAGTCGGGATCCATTGAGCAGGACGCGGACGTTGTTATCCTGCTGCACCGGGAGATCATGGGCGAGAAGCGCGGGGACCTTGCGATGTTGGTGGCGAAGAACCGTAACGGCGCCACGGACGTCGCACACCTGACGTTCTGGGGTCACTACTCCAGTGCGTATGACGTCGGGACGATGCCACGGACACAGGCCGCAGCG